GTTTAATATCATTGATGCTCTTGTAAAGAATCTCGTGATCGAATTTTAATTCTTTATCATACTTGGCTTTTACTGAATCAACTCTTTCACTAATTACTTTTAACATATAATCTCTATCTGTTTCTAATAGTGTAGGAGCTTCTAAATCTTCGTCAGGTGTTCGATTCTTCAGTCTTAATTTATAAGCCCAATCATATGACAATAATTTTTTCATTGCTGGAGTTAACTTGCTGCCGATGTTGCCGTCCAAAAAACGCAAAGCATAACTTTTCAATTCTCTAGGTAGATCTAAAAAAGCAATATAATTAGCCAGTCTATGTTCACGTTTTTCTAAAGCACTCTTTTTTGAATAAGAGACGCCTGCTTTATATAATCTCTGAGCAATGGGTACAATGTTCAGTTTTTCATTCAAATAAATGAATTGTTTAGAAAGAAAAGTATGCGTTTTCAATTCTCCTACTTTGAAATCTTTAGCGTTTTGACCTAACCCTCTAGAGCCTGCGTCTCCTCCTAAAACTAATTTGAACATGCGAGGATCTATCTTAATAGGTAACCAAGACAGAACGTCGTCCCCAGCTGCCCATATTTTATGAGAATCATAATATTGTGGATACAATAGGAATACAGCATAACGATTATAAAGAGTCGTGCGTATAGTATTAAACAAAGTCGTCAAAGTGGGATGTCCGGAAAAAACTGTTCCGTGTATTATCCCTCTCATTTTGAGCTTAGTAAAAAATTTGTTGGATAATCTAACTATTGCTGATAATACCTCAGGCAGTAAATAGCCTGGAACAGCACATCTGCTATCAGCTAGAATTCTTGGTAACATAAATTTCATGAGTTTATGATCCACAATATCTATTAACTCGAAAGACTGATGAGCGTCATGAGAGCTGCCATCGTAAGAATATACGTTATTATCATGAAAACTCGCTTTATTGTTACGCAACTTCATGATCTTGTCTGAAAGTTCACTAGTAGAATATCCAGAAATGAATCCGTGTTCTACTTTCTTCATTATTTTGATCATGATTCTGGCTAAATAAGCGCCGACAGCTTTCATAGAAGCTGAAGGATTAAATATCATTCTAGGTCTAACGTCACATAACTTGTCGAAGTGTACCTCATTAGTTTTGGACATCAATTCAAAATTTACGTCTATCTTTTGCTTGTTCAAGAATTCTTTGAAACCGTTTATATAAATTTTCCTTTTGGAAGGATCGGTATCATTAATAAATTTTTCAAATGAGTAATCATCATCCGTCAAGTTCAATATAGATTCTATCATTTTAGATTCGTTGTCTTTAAACCATTTATTATCAACAAAATTCTTGAATAAATATAAGGTTTCTGGTTCGGGACTCAAAGCTGTATTAAATCC